CGAGCCTTTGCGCCCACAGTAGCGTTCCCCTCCATATCCCCGTTGTATTGCCCGCACACCATGATCAAGTTCTCAGGGATGTCGAGGAGCTTTGAACCCCCCATGCCCCTATTGATCCTGTGGTGTGGTACCAGGTCATCCTCGCGCCCGCAATGCCAGCAATACTGGTCACGCTCCTGCACCTGCTTCAGAACCTTCTTAGGGATCGCCATGACTAGAGTCTACCTAAGTCACTTCCAGGCAGCCCTGCATCGGCGCGTACAAGCGGAAACAGCTTGCAAATAGTATGCGCCCCCCGTTTGAAGCTGTGCGCAAACAAATCTGTTTGATGCCGTACTGTCACAATGACCCCTAACCCCAGGACACTTCAGAACCCCGCACACTCTGGCTCTGCGAGATAATCGGCAGCGGATCTACCACAACCCCATCAATGTGCAACTCAAAGTGCAAGTGTGGGCCTGTAGAAATGCCTGTGCTCCCAACAGCCCCCAGGGTTTGACCGCGTGCCACGTTCGCCCCCACACGCACATCATCAGGGATAGACCCCGCCTTCAGGTGAGCGTAAACAGTAACCCAACGCTCCGCCTCACCCTCGGTTATCGGCACAATATGTTCAATTTTCACCCAATACCCGTAACCCTGATTGATCCCAGCCTCAGCCACAACACCGTTCAGGATAGCCATGACCGGCTTACCCTCCCCAGGCACAAAGTCCACACCCTGATGATCGCTACTGCAAGCGCCACAAGGCGGAACCCTCCAACCAAAATCGCTACTGATTTCAGGGTCATGGACAGGCAACATTGCGTGCGCATAGTTCAGCAAGTTAGGGCGCTCAACAGCCTGCTCGAACCGGCTGGTAACAACCAACCCCTCACCCGTATCCATACTGAACACAGACACACCCCGAATGTCCAGGCCGTCAATCTGCACATAAGGCACAGGCTCCCCAGCAGGGCCGCCAGAACCCCGCACCACCTCACTACCGTTCAAGCTCACCAACATCGGGGCGAGCATGTAGAAGAAAATAATCAGGGAACCTGTCAAGCGGTGATGATCCATGAAAGCCCTCAGCATCAGAGTTTCATCTCAGCCTGCATCAGCTTCGACATCGTAGCCTGAGCCATCAAAGCAGACTCAATCACCCGCAACTTAGTGCGCACCCTGTTCACCTGAGCCTTCGCAAGGTCACGCTCAAACCGGATCTCAGCACACTCCAACTTTGCCCGCGCCTGCCGTTCAGCGACAGACCCAGTACCAGCAAGAAACGCGCTCGCCTCAGCCGTATCCAAAGCCTTCTCACAGTCAGCCAAATGAGACTCAGCAGAGAACAGCGCCTCCACCCCCTTGCGGTTCTCAACAGTAAGCTCAGCAATCTCCTGCACAATCTCAGCGATAAGCATCACTTATCACCTGCCTGCGCTTCAGCGTGCGCCTTCACCTGATCAAGCACATCCTGTGGTGCCCCAGCTTTCGAGGCTTCACCCCACAGCAACCGCAGCCGATCTTTATCAGTCAGCAGTACGGCTTCCGCAACCCAGTCGCGGGCTTTCTCTGCCTTCTCGAATCGTTGCACCTTCTCCATCTCCTCACGCGAGGCCCGCTTGTTCCCTGAGTAGCCTGCATTAGCGAGGGCGCGGCCTATGCTGCTTGTCTCACACACCTCGAGGGCTGATGACTTCTGTGGCCCACTAGCACTGTCCACCTCATAAGCAAGCCCTGTCGCTTTAGGGCAACCGCGCTCCAAATCCTCACCAGAGAAAAACACCAGCGACTTCACCACCCACAGCTTCTCAGTCCGATACTCAGGCAGGGTCTCATTCTCAGTGATGATCCTGCCATCAGGATGGTCACTATAGAAGCGCTTGATACGCTCCTCAACAGTTTCATAATCCGCCAGATTGAAGCTAACCATTGTTATCCCTTTCTAGTTTTTCTTGCACCGCTAACCGAATCCAACTACTTGTAGGCTTCAGATCACGCTCAGCCGCAACCTTTATTGCTTCAAGCTCCAAAGGCAACAATCGAAATGAAGTCTGAGTCAAACGCCTCTCACCCAATCTAGGCCTAACCATCAGTGCCCCACCCTTCGCTCATAGCTGACGCGATATTATGATTCTTCCGCATAGAGCCAGCGGTTCTAGCAGAACGCCTGCCCTCGCGGTTAGAGTGCAACTCATCACGCCAATAACCTAACTCCACAATGTCAGTCACCATCTCTCGATTGACCTTGACAAAATCCGAATTGTGTTCAGACATGATGACCTTGCCCCATTGCCTCAAGCGATCCTCAAGCACAAAGTTCTTGCCACGAATATCAGCAAGCTCACTTTTCGCCTGCTCCAACTCAGCAATCACATCCTTAGTGCCATCGAACACCGCCTCGATAGCCTTCAACCTAATGACCTCGCTGCGTGAATCAGACAAATCCGCCTTCACTTTCTTGAGAGTTGCCTGCAACTTAGCAACCTCGGCCTCAAGGTTCTGAAAGTTTCTCGCTTCAGCCCTCTCCCCATGCTTTCCCCTAGCCATCACTTACCCACCTTCTGAGCCAAAATGCGCCCCTCAATCTCCCAATAATCACGCCACAAATCATCAGGCTGCTCACCGCCATGCAAGTCCTCAACATACTTAGTGGCAACCTTCCAGATGTTCTTATCCTTTGTATCCATCACTAACCCTCCTCCATAGTTGTTCAGCCGTACCTTGTAACACATCAATCATCCCCTCATCGCGTTCCATCCACAAACTCTCAGGCTCAAACCATGCGGGAGCAAACACACCCCCAACATCAATCCGCTTCATCCACGCAAACAAACACCGTTCAGCGCCCGTGACGTGAAGCTGCCACTGCACCTGCCTGCGGTACTGAATCGGGATAACACCATCAGCCCAATCCTTCCCCGTGGTCTTTATCTCCGCAATCATCGTGTGATCGGGTGACAGGCCATCAGGTGTAGCCAAATGGTGTGGGGACTCATCGTTTCTAATGAGCCACTCGTTAGGCAGGATGTCAAACTTTGTGTGGACAGTCCGAGCAATCACCGGCTCAAAGTCCCTCCCGAACGCCATGTAAGGATTGTCAGGGATCTGTGTGTCATCAATGTAGTCAGTGACCGCCTGTTCAAGCCCCGCCTTCGTTGCGGCCTTTGCCACCTGAGTCGCTGTAACCCCACCCCTGCGGGCAAGCAACCACCCCTGCGGGAAATATCCCTTGTGAGCCACAAACCTGTCAGCGGTTATCACGCGACCAACCTCATCCACTTCTGGAAAGCAACCTCATAGCCCTTCTGTTTCGTCAGCTCATCCACCTGAGCAAGCGCATCTTCTAGCGCCGCGTAAGCCTCATCTCTCGCCTCACCCGAACCGGCAAGGTCAGCGCCCCACGATCCCACAATCACCTTCGATAGTTCTTCAACACTCATCACATCCACCTTCTTTCCGTTATCCTTACCCTATGACCAACCGCAGACAAACCGCGCACCAGCGCCTGCAACACTCCATCAACAAGGTTGGTTCTGTGCCCTGTATGGAAAACCCCGCTGTGTTCTTCCCCGAGGATTACCCCAACAAAGAAGAACGGGAACAAACCACCCGCATCGCCCGCGACCTCTGCAACAAGTGCCCTATCAAAGAACAATGTTTTGAGTACGCTGTCGAAGCTCAGGAGCCTTACGGGATATGGGCTGGCACACTGCCATCAGAACGTTAGCCATCTTCATCAATGTCCTCAAACTGTGTAAACAAAGCCCACGAATTGAGGTGCAAGCGCAAGTGCTGCGCCTGTGTTCTAGTCAATGACAATGTTCCAGGCTCCTCCATCGCCCACACATCATGATCGAGGCGCACATTCACATCAAGCCCATCAGCGCTCAAACTCATCATTTCGTTTCCCCTATCTGTTCAGCCTCTATCTTTTGAATTATGGAATGAACCCACCCGTTCGAATACATCCCCGCCGGTAGACCCTCAATCAGGATGTCAAGAACCCTAGCCCTCTCCACCGCCACAGCCTCACCAATCTCATCCACGCGAGACACCCCACACGATAGACCTGCGCCCCGAGGGGAGAACCTGCCGCGCATCAGTATCAGCCACCAAGCCCTTCCCCACAAGCTCAGCACGCCTAGACCTAATCCCTGACTCACTGGCTCGAGGTGCTTTCTTGTAGTTGCGGTAAGCCTCAATCAGCTCACTATCAGTGCGAGGGCGCTTCTCCAACACACGCAAAATAAACGCCTGTGTCTGAGTCACATCCTTCACCGAGTCAGCAGCCTCCTGGCTTGTCACCGGATCTGTTCTTCTTGCTCTAGCCATCAGTTGCTCCCCTTCAGTAGTTTCATAGAAGCCCAGGCAACCAAGCCCAGGCCAATAAGCGAGGCACCATTGATAGGTGCTAGCGGGTCAATCATCCCTGGCGCGAACAGGAACCCTGCCCCCACCACCATCAGCACCCAGCCCATCACAGCCACACCGCCACAACAATCGCACCCGCTATCAGCACGATAGCGATGTATAGCAAAACCGTTATGAGCCGGTTCGCCTTCTCCTGCTTCCGTAGGTCACGCCTACGCACAGCGGGTTCCTGCAAAGCCACATGCGAGCTTGCGGGTCGTGGCCCGAACCGTTCGTTGTCCCACACTGTCAGAGCCTTCTGGAAGAAATCCTCATCAGTGAGAATTGCCCTCATCAG